ATTTCTATCTACTAATCCAGAAGTGCAGTAAGTAACAGAATCACGAGTCATTTTGACTCCTTTTCCTGCGCCAGCAGCATAATTATTAGTTACTACGCCACCAACAGTTTGTCCTTCAGTATAAAGAAAATACTCTTCAATTTCGGGAAATTCATAGGCTTGAGGACTATCTTTATCAGATGTTATTGCAGAATGGAGACTATTTTTTCCCTTTCTCTTCAATTGACGAACAAAACGCATCTTAGAGGAATCAATATATCTTAATTCCTGAAGACCTTCCTCTGGTTTCTTTTGATCAATTACTTTATTATAATATAATCTACCATCGATGTACCAATTTCTGAATATTTCGTGAGCTTTTTTATCAAAATCTAGAAGTTCTAAAACATATTTAAATTCTTCTCTAATTTTCTTTTTAATGCCATCACTAGCATTTAAATTTGATAACTCAAGTGTAACTGGACTATCATTTAAATCAGATACAATTGCTTCATTTACAATATCCTCAATAGCACTATCCACTTCTGGATAGAGAGCCATAGTTCTATATCTTCTGATTAATTCACTTTCTGTTCTATAAACACCCTCAATATCTACATACGAACCAAAAAACCCACTGCTGACATAGTTCTCAGATCCATCCTGATTATTAGGGGGGACCGGAGAGACTACGCTAGGTGGGGTTTTTTCTGTATCCTCAATTGAGAAACCAAATAATCTCGCCATTATTATAACTAAAAGTTTATGCTTCTAGTATTTAGGAGATTAATTTAGGGGCCAGCTCCAGCAGCCCCAGCACCAGCTGACCCAACTGATGATCCACCTGTTGCTGTTGGAAGGGAGTCCTCTGGTGAAAGTGTGCTTGGAATAGCAACTTGGCCAACAACAGCCTGATCATTTCCTTTAAATCCCACAGCATAGTATTGAATTGCAAAGGTTACAGTAAATTCTTCAATAGTATCACTAGTATCATAACTCAAATCGATAGCCCCAACTTCTGTTGGGAAAATATCAAAGAACTTGTAAGTTCTGAGAATAGAATTGTAATTACCAGCCCCCATATTATTATGAGTACTCTCGCTCTCCTTTGCTCTACCAAGCTGCCTAACTTCAGCATCAGCCATATAAGCAGATGGATTAACAATACCTGTTCCATCATCCAATTTGCTCATGCCATTAGCCCATTGCTCAAAAGCAGTTCTCACCCTAAAGTTTTCATCATTAATGACTGTAATTGTCCAATCATCAAAGGTTCTATCTCCTGCAACTTTAAGAATTCTTCCCCTAAAAGGAACACTAACTGCAGGAACAGTAGATCCGGGTAATTGAGCAGCTTTACAAAGAAATTTAAAATCATTTACTTGGGTAGCTCCCCAGTCTGCACCTTGGGCAATGATGCCTGATGGAAGAGCTGGAAGGGACACTTCAAATAGATTCGGTCTTGCACCGCCTCCAGCTAGTTTAGTCTTAAACTCCGAAATTGTTTTTGTGTTAAGTGATGCCATTGTTTTAAGTTCTCCTGAATTTATTTAAGAAATGATAATCAAACTGACTCAGCAAAACTGATGCCTGTTCTTGTGGCAACGAATGTCAAAGTGATGTAGTTAATGGATTTAGTAGGCTGAATGAATATATCAGCTCTAAATTCATTATTATCAACCACATCAGGAGTGTTATTGCTTTGATCACAAATCACTCTAAAGTTTTCAATTCCCCTATTGGATTGAATATCTCTCAAGTATGGTGTGACAATATTAGTAAAGTTGTCTCTAGTTTCATCATCATTGATTTCAAAGAGTTGAGCATTAGCAGCACCTTCAAGTGCCTGCTCTACTGTAAGGAATAGTCTTCTAACATTGATTCTATCGAATGCAGAAGCATAAGAAAGACCAGTCTTATCACCAAAGAGTTGAATTCCAGATCCTCTAACATTAGAGATTGGGTTAATCCTAGCACTATAAAGAAGATCTCTTTGATCCTTATTGGGATTATATGCTAGTTTAACAGCATTGTTAAGAATACCTCTTCTTGCACCTGCAGGTGAAAACCATGGGAAGGAATTAATAGATGTTCTTACACACAATCCAGCAACGTCACCATTACATGGAACATATCTAAACTCATTGTTAAATCTATCATATGTATACTTCCAACTACTATCAAATACAGCATAAGAAGAAGAACTAACAGAACTATAGAATTCTAGAATATTATTAGTCTTAGTTGTAGCATTAGTAACGCCTACAATACCTTCTCTATGAGGAGAAATACAAGCAATACAATCTTTTCTAGTATTTGCAATAGAAATTAGAAGATTTGCTTTTGCTTGAGACTCAAGGAGACTTGCTCCACTTGGACCCATCAATAAGTAATCTACAGCTGTCTCATCCTTATTGTTAAACAATTCATAGGATGTCTTCAAACTACTTAGTGCAGCAGTCATTCCACCACTAGCACCATAATCAGCACCACCGGTCAATGTGTAAGAAACATTACCCAATCCACTGAAGGTAACTCCCTGTGCATTCTGATTCCAAACACCTTCTGAGAAAGTGTTAGCAGTAAACTGAGTGGAGAATCCAGTTGGTCTTGGATAAGTATTCCAGGTTGCATCATATGCAATGGATGGATTATATCCAGCATAAACATACTGAGAGTTATTTTGGATAAAGGTCTTATAATATGACTTAGTTGGATTGTTTCCATCCAGTACAGCATCAGTTGCCTTGGAGAGACCTTTCCAAACTTCTAACAGATTTCCTTCAACACCTGTTACTTCACCAGTATCATCTACAACAGCCACATGAAGGGTATCATTGGCTCCCTTTCTTTGGGCAACATAATTACTAGTCTTAGGTTTAGGAGCGAAAGATTTCCAATAAACAGTATTATTAGTTAATCCAAGAGTTTGTGCATCATACCAATCTTCTACACTTGCTACAGCAGAACTAGCAGAATTAACTGGTTCATTATTACCATCAACAGTATTGGAAATATAAAGAGTATCAGAAGTAGTGAAGGATGCTGATCTATCACTCTCCTGATAATCAATGGAAGTTTCTGTTCCACCAATAGTTACCAATCTACTAAATGTAACAGCATATCCAGCAGCAATTACTCCATAAGTGTTTGCACCAATAGTTACGCCTGTGCTTCCAACTGCAGTAACAGTCCAATTCTGAATATTTTGTCCAGAGGCATTGGATAATGTTAGAGTATCAAGTGTACTAATACCAGTTAGACTTTCAACAGCAATAATAGTTGAGTTAGCAGCAACAATCTGACTTGTTGTTGTTTCTAAAGTCTGGTTATATTGTGTTGCTGCATAGGAGACCCTAGAGACAATCTTAACATCAATGGAACTATTTCCATCGGTAGAATCTGTGGTAACACCTGTAATAATACCTTTGAGATAACCAGTAAAGGAAGAAGTTGTACCATCTCCTGCTAGAGAGGTTGTAATTCCTGTGGTTACACCATAACCAACAGTAAATCCTGCTCCTATTGGGTTAGTATAAGAAATACCAATCTTTTGGTCTGCTGATCCATCAATTACACAGACTTTTAGTTTATTTGCCCATTCTCCTGGATTTCTGGCAGACCAATAAACTGATGTTGTATCTGTATAATTTGCTTCATAATCCTCGAAGTTTTTAATCTTAAAGGAAGAGGCAGATGCTTCATCTGTTCCAGCATTAGCATTGTTCAGGTTAGATCCATCTGTTCTCACAACAGAAAGGACACCACCATAGCTAAGATACTCAGCTCCAGTCATCCAATACTCATACTGTCTATCAGTACCCAATGGGGTACCGAAAGTATTGATAAATTCTTGCTGCGTTGTAATTCTAGTGGGCGTGCCATCTACTGGTCCAATTTTGAAAGGACCGGCAAGTGCTCCAGTAGTATCTACAATGTTTCCTACTCTTCCCAGTGTTTGATCAATCTCCCTGACCACTAATCCTGGAGATAGTTGAGGAGTTGCCATGTTTTTGTTCTCCGAAGGTCTCAGTTCTCTATAAAATATTTATTAAAATAACACTTTACATGTAATCCCACATGTAAGACCTATCT